TATCAGACTCTAAATCTCCAGGCTCTTGAATTTTAAATTTTTTCATTGCTTTAGTAAAGAATTTTTGATAATCTTGACCAGAGCCTGCTACTGCAGAAGCTTCATTTACCATACCACTAATATCATAATACTTACCTAAAGTAGAACCAATATCTTCATATGCAGACTCTAAACGCTGCTGAAGCGTTGCCATTTCCAAAGCTGTCTTTTCAAATATTTTATGAGCTTCTCCTAAATGCTTCATATGACGACCTACTGTATTAGCGTCAAACCAATCTTCAGTTTCTGATAAAGTTAATTGAGATGCTGCTTCAATTAATTCACCTAAATATTGAGCTGTTTCTTTGATACTATGATTTCTGTATATTGAGTTTGAGTGATCTGCGAACTTATATACTGCTTCTAAAAAAGCTTTCTTTTGCTCATTAGTCATAGTAGCTTTCGGCTTTTCACTTTCCTGCAATTTGATTAATGAAGCTAATTTAATTGGTTTTGATGTTTTCATTTCTTCTATATTAATTGATTCGTTGGCGTGAATGTGTAATGCAGCTAAATACTTACGTAACGCTTCTTTATTACCAGCAGTATGACCAACTAATTTACCAGTGTCTTTTTTATACACTGCATATTTGTCTCCTTGTTTTCTAGCGATATATGGCATATATTATCTAAAAGTCGATGATACTTTACCATTTCGATACAAAATTGAGCCTAATGTAGCTCCGTTAGTACCTCTTGATAATAAAGTCCAATTAGCATCTATTTGAAAAGAATATCCTCCAATTACATTTTCAATTGATCGACATTCTAAAGTTAAACTCATATCAGCAAAAATAGATTTCAAATAAGGAGTTCTAACTTCTTTAGACATATCTGCCATGTAAATTATATAGTTAGTTCTGATTGTCGATGGAACTATCGTAGCAATAATACCTGTTTTTGCTTTCAATTCTTGCATTACTGCTTTTATAATTTGCTCTGAAGGTTCTACTACTGTAGACTCTTTTAAAGTTTTCTTAACTTCTTCGCGTATTAAATTTTTTAATTCTTGTGCTTTCATATTATTTATTGTCAGTTAAAATGTCAGTAATTAAACGATTAACATTTTCGTATTTATTTATTTTAATAGATCTGTCTACTGATTCATTCATATTTGACGGTCGTAAAAATGCACCATGAGTTGATGGATTAGATACAAAATCAAATGCAATTAATTCAAAGTCTGACTGAACTTCAACTTCTCCTTCTCCTAATTGTTTAACTGATCCTAAACCTCTAGAAGAAATTCCTAATTTAATTCCACACTTAAATAATTCTTTTAAAATGTTACCTGAAGGAGTTGATAAAATTTCAACTGATCCGACTAAATCATTTCCATCCCAATGCATTTCAGTAATGTTATGAGATACATTGTTTAAGTTAACAATTGAAGAGTCTGGATGATCTAATTCTCCTAATGCTCTTCTTTCTTTAATATTAATATCAGAATATTTTTTAGCTTCACGAATTAATATATTCTTTGGATATACTCTTCCATTTTGATTTTTAGCATCCGCTCTTTGCAATACGCCTTTTACCATTAATCGCCCATTATTCTTTTCCATAGACTCACTAATCATTTCCGGAGAAACGTCAAATGTGATATAGTCTACTAATAAATTCTTTTTTTCCATTATGATGCTAATTCTTTTAATTGTTTAGATACTCTCAATAAACGCTCACTAATTTTAGCAAGATTTTCACGAGACGATTTCCAATAAATATTGTTGTCTACACCCATTTCTTGTTTTAAACGAACATTATGGCTTACGACTTTTTCAATTTCTTTCAATCCTTTATTAATATAATTGATTGAAGAATTAATTTTTTGTTTAGGAGTAGCGACCGGGTCTTTTTTATAGTCGTTATAGGCGATTTCCTTTAAGTACATAGCCTTTGACAAAGCAACAAAGTCTGAATCTACAGATTCTATCTTTACTTTTTTCACTTTTTTATAACCTAGCATTTCAATATCGTCGTCTGATAATTCTCCAAATGCGTTAGGAGTGTCATATGCACCAGCATCAGCTGCTACCGACATTTCTTCTAATTCATCTTCAATATCTTCAATTGGAAAATCGTCTTGCTCATCATCTACTAATCTAGTATTATCTATATACTCTCTACTTTCAGCTTCGTTAAGACGAAATTTTTTAAATGATTCTATATACGACATAAATGATTTATTTTTTAGTAATTGTATAATACGGTAATATCTCCACCTGCTGATGCAGATACGTAGGACAATCCAATATTAAATACTTGATGGTTTTGACCTGCTTCATGAAAATCAGCACCTATATAACCTGTGCCATTTGAAGCAGATAAAATTACACTACCAGTATTCATTATAAGAAATCCAGTATTATTTGCATAACTTCCTGTTAAAGTTAATGGATTGTTAGTAGTTGCAGTTACTCTAATAGTTCTAGTAAATGCATCCACATTTGGTTGATGATACGCGACTACTGCTACGTTATAAGGACCTGATATTGGATTAGCGTCTGGCATAGTTATACTTTCTTAAGTTCTTTAATTAATTCGTGATAGCGTAACATATTTAAAACGTGATTGTCTTTAACTGCTTTTGCAGAAGTAATTTCATTTAATAAATTAGTTACTTCAGACAATTTAATTTTAACTACTTTATCATCTATTGTTGCAGATAAAGTTTTTAATTCTTTTTGAAGTTTAGAAACCTCTTTATTAATAAACTCTTTTAATTCAGTACCTTCAGACACAGAATTAATATATTGTCTTAATAAATTCTTTTGCCCTTCATTTAATTCTGAATATTTCTCATTAAATTTGTCTACTAAGATTTTATAAGATAATAAACGAACTTCTTTGTCTTGCTTAACAAACGCAGACATTTCATTTAATTCACTAATCTTCTTAACTTCATTGCGAGTAATGTGCTCAATAAGAGTATATCTGTTATTAACAGACTCTATAGGATTATCAGCAATAGTATATTCAAATAACTTAAATATAGCAGCTAAAGTTTTGTAATTATTAACTTTTGATTTGAAAAAATCTTCTAAAACGTAATTGTTTTTGATTTCTTTAATTAAGTTATATTTTTGTCTACTTAGTATTGTTTGATTCAATTGTGATTTCGCTACTAATACAGCTTCAATTAAAGAGCCTGCTTTATCTTCTTTTGAAAATTTCTCTTTAACTAAAGTTTGATATAAGTTAAGTTCCTTTGCTAATTCCGTAGATTTAGCAAAATACTTTTTTATAAGCGGTATCGACTTTGAATCGCTGTTATTCAAAGTGTCCGAAGCAACTTGCCGCACAAGCAATTCAAATAGAACGCCGGTATTTTTAAACTTTGAGTGTTTTAGATTTTTCATTCAGGCTTAATGTTATTTTCTTAATAATAAATATGAACTTTTTAATGTTTTAAATTTCTTCTGGGATAATATTTGATTCATCTAACATACTAGATTGTTCATTAATCAATCCTGTTTTTTTACTAACTAATTTATTTAAACCATATTTCTTTTTTAATAAATCAATTGATTCATTTCGTGCATTTTTCCATGCTATTCTACCCGTTGGATCATATCCTCTAGGATGATCATGAGTATTGTATTTCATAGTTTCTTTAGGACGACCAGCTCCAGGCCAACCCCCTTCAGGTACTTCTGGTTTTTTACGCTCTTTATCTTCTTTAGTATCTTTAGCACGCATGTCATACTTTTTTAATAAGTCGTCGTCAATTCCCTCAGCGAACGGATTAGCTTCTTTTTCACCTTCTTTTTCTTTTCCTTCTTCTCCTTCTTTCTCTTCTTTTTTCTTTGGTACTGGATTTGCTGGATCTTCACCTTCTTCAGAAATTTTAGTTAGTCTAAACGATTCTTTCTGATCTTTAATTATACCTGTATCAATATCTTCAATATCTTCTGAAGTAAAGTTAAAGATATTTTTATAAACCCAATCTTTAGATATCAATTTCTTTTCAATCATATCACCAGCTAAAGCAACTTTAGTTGCATATAAAGTTAATTTTTCTTGCTCGTAAATTGTTGACGGAGAAGTCATTGTCAATTCAAAGTCAGTTAATTCAGCATCTTCATAACCTTGAGAAGTTAAGTGAATAATTGCAATCTTATACAATTCTGATATTATAACTCTTTGAATTCTTTCAATGGTTCTTGCAAAACGTACGTCTTCTGCTGCTAAAGTAGCTTTACCACCTAAACCTTCTTCATATCCAATAAATGCTTTTGGAACTTTTAAAGAAGCCATCATTTTATTTCTTAAGTACTCAATATCATCAATGCCGGTAAATTCCATACCAGCTAAAGTGTCAATTTCAGTACCAGATTGCCCACCACGTACAGGTAAGAAATAATCTTCTAACATATTCATCATGTTAAATTTAAGATTATAATCTCCTGTTTTCTCATCTACATACGGAGTCTTTTTCATGGTGTTCATGATTTTTTGCATGTAGTTGTCAACTTCATTAGGAGGAATATTTCCTACGTCAATTTTAAATATACGCTTTTCAGGTGCACGCATAATTCTATGAATTAACATAGCATCTTCCATCAACGTTAATTGTTTCCAAACTTTACGACCACCTACAATCATTGATTTTCCATATGGTAAAAAATTTGAATCTGTTAAGTTTCTAAAATGTGCAATTTCAAAAGTTTCATAGGTAATATTACCACCACCTAATTGCTTGAATTGCACGTGATATGGATTTGACGGGTCCATACCTTCTTCACGAATTATTTCATATGCTGATAATGGAGTTACATTTACAATTCCAATTTCTTCTTGGATGTCTAAATGCAAATATAAATCTCCGTATTTACACATATTACGCACCCAAGGCCATAAATTAAATTCTATGTTAAGAATGTCGTAAAATAAATTGTGAAGGATTTTTTTAATGTTGTCATCATTGCTGGTAATTCTTAAGACGTCACCAAAGTCGTCTTTCATAACTGTTTCGTCTGCATAAATGTCTAACGCTGAAGAAATAATAGCATCTTGGTCCATTACTTCATAATCTGTATACAATTCTGTTTTAGAAGAAAAGTAATTATAATTAGCGTTATACGTATTTAATGAGTTAGGACGAACACCATGTAACCGAGTAAAACGATCAATAAACTTTGAGTTATGCACGTTACCTACAGATTGTAAGTGGTCGTTATCGACAACACGAAGTTTGTCTTTACCAACTTTACGCACGATAACATTGCTATTGAATAGTCGCTTTAAACGCCCATATAATGTTGTATCTGCCATATTATTTATATAATTTAAAATAAATATCAATTTTTATAATAACCAAGATTTTTTAATGCAATTTAGAATTACAAAAGCCAAGTTAAATCTTCATCCTGACCTCGATGACCAGTTTCCATAGACCAGCCTGCTTGCTTCATATTGCCTGCTGCATTATAAGCTCCAGATCCTTTACCAAAATAGTCTAAAGTTTTTCTATTTAAGTCCATACCTTGCTGACGAAGTTTCAATGCAGTATCTCTAATCCATAATCCAATACAAAAAGCCAATACAAGGTCATCATTATAACCATGTTGTGCTTCAGGTCTTGATCCATTCCATATAAATACAAACAATTCTTCCATTAATCGACGACTTCGAATTACCGGAATTCTTTCTCTCATGTAAGTGTCTAATTTAGAAATAACTAAAGGACGAGTGCGAGATGAAGTTGTAAATCCTGGTGTCATTTGTGACGTGTCTTTTAAATCGACATATCTAGATAATTGTTGAGATACATCTGATATTTGACCGTCTTTAGGAGAATAATATAAATTTTTATAATTTCTATCTATTGCTACTTGAATTGAAGCCCAGCCTACATTAGCATTTTCAATTACTAATAACGCATCATTATATTCAGTTGCTATATTTACTAAGAGATTGCCATAGTCTTTGGTATGTATTTGTCCTTTGTATTCTGCAACTTGAGTTATTGATTCTACATCAATTACGTGAAATGCTGAATAATCAGCTCCGTCTCCACGAGCAACGTCAGCTACTATAATATAATCTCTTGTGTAATCTGGTTGTTCCCAAATCCATAAATTTCCGTCTACACCTCTTTTTTCAATTGGATCTTGAACGGTAGTTTGATTATACCATTGTAATAAAGCTCCTTCAATTACTGTATGACCTGATGAAATAAAATCGCAATCACATTCTTGAGCAGCTCCTTTAGGTCCTAATAATTCATCTTGTTTATCACGCCACGATTGATTTCTATCAGGATGTACTGACCAATGCAATCTAATTGTATTAAATCTATTTCGACCTTCTTCAGCTCCTACCCATGTTTTATGAAAAAAGTTACCAGTGCCATTAGGTGTTGATAATATAATAGCTCCACCTCCTGTTGCTAGAGTTTGTTGTGCTGATATCCAAATTTCTTCTACATTTGAAATAAAAGCAGCCTCATCTATAATCAATAAAGACAATGCTTCTGAACGTCCAGAGTCTCCTGATGAAGAAGTTGCTTTAATTTGAGAACCATTATTTAAACGTAAAGACAATTTATTATCTTCCATTGCTGGTAATCTCAGCCAAGAAGGTAAATTTTCATACATAACTTTTACCTTCAATACTAAGTTCTTCGCTACTTCTTGTTTAGTTGCAATTACTAATATATTTTTATCACTAAAAAATGTCATTAACCAAAGTGCATAGCCTGCAGATAATGTTGATATACCTAATTGCCTAGATTTTAATATGATGTTATAATCATTGTCTCGTAAGCCTCTTAAGGCATCTTCTTGAAATGGATACAGATGAAAAGGAATTTTACCTTTTTGTGGGTGTTGAATCTGACAATACTTTTTCATGAAATGCACAGGATCAGTTGCACATTTCTTGTATTCTTCTCTTATAATATCCTTTAAGGATTGACTCATAACTTATTTTTTAAGTGAAATTTTCCAAAGCATTGTGCCTTGAAAGTATGTATTTAATTCAGAATTAACACCTACGCCAATTCCATATATACGATCGTTTTTAGTTTTCAATAACAAATTACCACCTACTGTTAAATATGAAGGGCGTTGCATACCTAATGAGCCTCCAACGTATACTTGGTTTTTAGGTAATTCTTTTAAATAAATTTTATTGTCAATTGTAACTTTATTAACTTTTGCGTCCCATGTTCTTCCTAATAATATATTTCTAGAAATAGAATCAGTGACTGCGATATAGCCTAAACTATCTTTTAATTTTAAAGTATCTTTATAAACATTAACAGCATAATAATCTTTAAGAATTGCATTTGTGTCTACATTTGCTGGAACGTCAATATAAATAGGAACATCATGATAAATGTCTTTACCTGTTTTATAAACATTATGAGTTACTGGAATATACGTTGTATCAATTTCTTTTTTGATAACTTCATATTTTTTACCATCAATTTTAATAACTTCTTTACCTTTATTAGAAGTAGTTGAGCATGAACGTTGCATGACAATAATGACTACTAGAGCCAATATTATCAAGTAATTGAAATTTTTTTTGATTAATGAAAGCATAATTACTACCTTTTTATTTATAATAAATATAAGGCTAGTAATTACTTAAGAAATTAAAGCGGGAGGTGCTGGGGTTGATGTTACACTTCCTACAACGGCTTGTCCTGGAGGTGTTATAATAGTTGCTGATTTAATGTAAGCATCAATAGCAGTTGCCAATTCTTTAGCAAGCTCTCGTTGAGCAGTTGCCATATCTGATTTTGAAGCTGACATTTTTTGAAACGCTGCTAATATTTGAAGTTCTAAAACTGGTTTAATTAAAGGCATATTATTTATCTTTTATAGGTCCGCCAGTTACCCAAGCATTACATGTTCTTGAACCAGCACATTTGAATTTATACATTGTACAATATCCTAACTTTCCAGCTTCTATTACATCCCAAGCATCTTGAGTTGCGCCTTGAGTATCGTCTGTTTCTTCAGGAGTTGAAACATCTTCTCCTTCCATTCTAGGTTGAAAAGTATCTTTCGAATCTACTTCTTCCGAACTTGACCCTAATCCTTTAGCAATGCAATCTAATATTCTTGTTGTAATATTAAATGCAGCACATGAATTGCATCTAGCAGATTTAACTTCATCCATTTGTGTATTTGGATCTAATTTCCATATACTTGCCTTTTCTTTCCAAAATTTAATATTTGGATTGTTAGGGTTTAATGGGCCATAGCCATATTTGTCAATAGCAATTTGTCTATGCTTTAAATTGACTTCTACATTTTGAGTAGCTACTGGACACTTTGGAGCTTCCTCTTCAACTTCTTTTAATATGTGTTTTAATTTAATCATCTTATTTTATTTTTAAAATAGATTCTTTAAGCATAGATTCTAATTTTTTATTTACTGATTCTTTAGTTGCAAACGGAGGGCCTACATTAATATCTCCTTGATCGTTTCCACTTAATTTATCTTTAACAGCATTTAATTCAGGGCCGCCTACTTTTGGATCGAATTGAGGCATATCTTTACGTGCTGGCGCATCTGGATTATTAGGCAAATTGCTTAAATTTTCTCCTACTTTTTGTGCAATTGCAAGTCTTAATTGATATATAGCACCATCAGAGCTAGGTTTACCAGGTCCTACTTTATCTTTTACTCTATCCGCTAATGCGCCTAGCCATTTTAATACAATATTAATATCTTTATTATCTCCTGCAGTTAAATCTTCCATCATTTGATCATTAAGTAAAGCTCCGGGAGCTCCGGCATCTGTTTGCTTATTAATATTAGACATAATCATTTTAGCTATATCTACAGATCCTTTGCCCATAATGTTAGTTTTAAACCCTTCAGATTGAGATGGTATATCTTTACCAGGCCCTAAATCAGCAGCAATCGCAATTTGTGCAGCTGCTAGTTTTTCATTAGTGTCCTTTCCAGGCCATTTAACATTAGTTCCTGAAATTTTAGCCTTATAGCCTCCAATTGAAATAGCACCTGACCATCGATGGTGCCCGTCAATAATTAAATCTCCAGAAGTTACAACTCCTTTAGCTGTTGGTCCGGAAGAGATAGCATCTGTAAGAGTTTTAGCTGATCCTAATGGATATGATACTGATTTCATCAAATCAATTTCACTTTGAGTTGGTTTGAAATCCATTGCCATTCCATCTGCTGTGGTTACAGCAACAGTATCGTCTGTAACTGATCCGTCTGTTTGTGGATTAAGTAAAATATCTTTACGTACCACGTCAGATTTACCTTCAGGAGTATCTAAAAATGCTCTAGTAGCTGCAGGGCCTGCCTTAAATGCTTTATTTAGTTCAGCTGCTAATTCTTCTTTAGATTTAGCTTCTTTTAAAATACCTGCCAATTTTTGTAATCTAACCGACTCTTTTATTAATTCTTGTTTCATTTTATTTTATTTTATTTTACCACATTCTGCAACTCCAATATCTAGCCTTCCATCTTGGACCTGGATTAGTATCACATTTATGTCTAGCTCTAAATGACTTCCTTCGAGCTGGATTACCTTTTTTAATTTTCATTCCAGGTTCGCCAAATCCTACTTTTACAACATTTCCTTTGTCATTTTTAACATAAACAGCACGCTTTCTAGGGCCTCCCGGAGTGTAAAATGGTTTGCCTAACTTAACCTTTCTACCTCTATATTCAGCTTCGATTAACGGCTCAATATCGTTTTTTTTTGACTCAATATAAAGTTCAGTCGGAGATGTTTTAGGCTGTTTCATTTTTTTATCATAGTCGCCCATATTAATTCCTTTTTGTTGAGCTTTACTTCCAAATGACATATCTTCCAACTCTTTTTCAGTATATTCTTCAATTTCATTTTCATACCAACCAGCAGCTAATACTGCATTATTCATAGCCTGTGCTATGTCATCTTGATCGATATCTGGAAATTTTTCAAATCCTAATTCATAAAACTCATCCCAATCATCATCATCAGCTAACGCCTTTAATTTCTTTTTATTTGAATTAAAAAATGTTTCAACTTCATCTTTTAACGAAACCTCTTCACTTTCACGTAAATTTACAGATTCTTTTACAATTTTGCGAACTGCCATTCTAACAATATGCTCTTGAATTTTATGATCTAATAAATCATAAATTTCTTCTGGTTCGTTAGATAAAATTTTATGAAATGCTTTATCCGCTGCATCCGCTTCGGCTTCTGCTTGTTTTAATTTTTTTGCTTGAGCAATTAGTGCAGGTTTTGCCTTTTCTCTTTTAACTGGATCTGTTGCATTGACAAACGCAGTTTTAAGAGCAAGCATTTTAGTTTCTTCTTCTTGCATTGCAAACATTTTAGCTTGCAATACTTCTGTTGCTTTTTTTAATTCTTTTGAAATATTTGGTGTCATCTTATTATTGATTTAAATGCGTCATTAATACGCCGCTCATCGCTGCTGCGTGATTTGAAATATGATTTATAGATTCTGCATCTAATGTATGTTTTCTTTTAGTGTAACCTATACCTAAATATCCAATAAACTTACCGTCTATTGTTTTAATAGAAAAAAAGTAACCTGATTTGCAGTTATGCTCTTCGGCAATATATTTCAATCCAAAGGTAGGTATTTTTTCATCTTTAAAATCAGATATTTCAATTATATCATTTTCTAATAACTCGTTAATTGACTTAGAAAATAAATTAACTGGAATATTTTGAAAATTAGATTGAATAGAACTTATTCCAGCATTTACCGTCTCGTAAAATATAGAAAATTTAGCAATTGATCTTCCGGTTGGATAAAAATGACCTCCATTATGAAATTGAGCAATCCAAACTCGATCAGCTTTAAATTCATCTTTGATATGATCTATTTTATCAGTTATTAATTTTGAAACTTCTAAAGTTTTTTCAACCATATCAGCAGGTTTCTTTTTTCTATCTAAATAACTTTTAACTAACATTATTAATATAGGCCCTGCGACACCAGTTAAAAATGCAACTATAATTGGACTAAGTGATTGAAACATTATCTTCTATATTAGGGTTTTTTAATTTATTAATAAAGTTTTCTTTGAACTGTTTAAATTCTTCTTCAATTTTTTCAGCAATTTCATCTCCTGTCATACCACCTTGCCAATGTTCAGTAGTACCGTCGGCATTAACAAATGCTAATGGATTTTTAAACGCAGCTGCTAATTCAATAGCTTCTTGTTCAGCATCCTTTAACCAAGCTTCTGCATTTTTCAATATTCTTTCTTTTTCATACTCTTCAAATTTTCCTTCGATACGTAAATTATGCTCAAAAGAAACTTGACACTCAAAGCAATGACCTTCTAATTTCCAAAACTTTACATCTAACCTAGGATTACTCATAGGCTCGCTACATTTAGGACAATGTGAAGGCATTCTTGAAGCTTCGATAAGTGAACGAATTTCATCCATTTTACCTTTCTTAATTTTAAATCCTTCTCGTTGTTCCCATTCAATACCATCACTATCAACCCAAACATCGCCTGTGTTATGTTTTTCTTGAACAGTTTTAGTATCAGCAAACCCAATCGATTGTTTAGTTTGAGTTTTGTGAGTTCCATCAAGCATTTTCTTAATAGCGTCTATATTACGTAACTTAGTACTCATTATTGTGTATTTATTTATAATAATTATTTTACTTTCTAAAAGATGTCGCTAATCCACCCAAAATAAATTTTCCGGTAATTTTAAATGGCTTTTTAGAAATTTTCGTATCACGAATTACAATACCTTCATGTTCAGATACAGGTCCTAATGGAGAATTTAATTTTTCTAATACAGCATCTCCTAATTTCATAGTAGCCATATAAATTACATATCCATCAACTGCAGATTTATAATCTTTAGGATCTTCAATATATTCAGACAATGGAGTTCCTTCTGAAATTTTAATTAATACATCTTTTGACAATGCAGAAATTTTCTTACCGTCAACAGTCTTAATTTCATTCTCTGGAATAGTTGCTTGAGCTAACCATTGAGAAAGAGTTTTAGTTTCTTTTTTGTCTCCGTAATTAACTGTATATTTTTTATTTAACGCTCCTGTTAAGTCTGGCTCTCCATCTAATGTAGTTGGAATAGAACCTAAAACTTCATATCCGTTTTTAGAGGCTACTGGAACTAAATTATTTAGTAAATCTTGTAAAGCTGGTTTGGAATATTTAATTTCTTTAGTAGCTCTTCTTTTAGGAGTTACTTGTTCAATTTCTAATAATCCATGAACTGCTAAGAAATTTTTATTATAAGACAATACATTAGTCGATCCAGCTACATATTCCAAGTTAAACATGATATTTGGGTTATCCCAAAGACCTAATTTTTTAAGAGCTGGAGTAATTGCTGATAAAGAATCATTGAAAATATCTAATACAGTACCACCTACTTTAATCATTCCATGTCCAGCTCCAAATCGATCTTCTAATTCTGCTTTGGTAATACCTTTTACGTCTAAAGGTTTATTAGAACCTCTATCCATTACAAACACTTTTTTACCATCTAATGTAATTAAACGAATTGAAGCATTTACTCCATCAATTTTAACTGACGCAGGTCCTTTCTTTAAATAATCAACAGATTGTGCAAAAACTTTAACTAAATCTTTTCCTGATTTTACTCCGTCAATATTAAATGGATGAGCCATATGACCTCCAGCGCCACCTTCTTTAAGTAGTGACTCTTGAATATTTTCTTGAGTTAATAATTTTGTTAAATCTAACGATTCGCTCCACCATTTTTTAGTAAAGATTGAAGTTTGATTTTCTGATACTTTACTTTTTAAATTCTTTTTTTTCATAATTTCTGCAATAAATGAAGATTTAGATTCATTTATGTTTTCCAATTTATCAAATATCATTTTAGCAGTTTTTTCAGTATACCAACCAAACGCTGCTTTGAATAATTTAATTTTTTGAGATCTTGGAACTGATTTATCTCCTAAGGCTTTTCGTAAACTAGTTCCTGACATTTCTCCATATCCTGGAACTTTTATTGAAACGTGAGGTGCTACTACTAAATACCCATGTTTATCAAACCCTTGTAAATTTGCTTTATGTTTACTGTATTCTTGAAAATATGAATCACTTCCATCTTTTTTAGTTCCTATTTTAAATCTAGGATCTTCTTTCATATCTTTTGCACCTACTAAAAATACTAACGCAGTATCTTCAGGTTTAAGTTGTGCTGTAATCTCCTCCGCTTTATATGGATTCTTTACCTGTACAAGCCTATCATTAAAACCGTAATTACTTATTATGTCGTATTTTTCTTTGAAAGAAAAGGGCGATTTAATCGGGTCTACGACATTCGAAGTTACTATGTAACAATTTTGAGCGCCAAATTGAGATTTTAACCATTTGAATGCTTCTGCGTGATGTTTTCCAAATGGCTGAAATCTACCTGGATATAATGCTATTATGTTTTTAATCATTTTTATAAATTTTATCCTAATGATGCTGTTTTCCAAGAGGTACCGTTGTGTATATACAATTTATTTTCTACTGTATCAAAAAATATTGATCCAGCTGATATACTGCTTGATGCTATTGGAATTAATGTTGAAGTTCCTTGCAATGAACCAGTTATACCTTGAGTTACCGTTAACGATCCGGTTACTTGTTGACTTCCAGAAACAATAACTGTACCGATTAAGGTTTGTCTGTCATTTGTTGCGTCTCCGAATTGATTTGAACCAGATGAAAAAATTATAGATGCAGATTCAAATGTTACACTAAGGAAAGAAATAGAAGCGGTTCCGCTTAGCGTTAAATTACCATTTAACGTTAAATTTTGATTTAACGTATTTACGAAAGATGCTGTTTGTGC